CATCATCAATAATATACCTTATTTTGGCTGCACGCCAATATGATAATGAGGTGGGCGGAGCTAGTGACGTTAGCGGAAAAGGAAGTGACGCGGTGGGCGGAGTCGGGGGTGGAGTTCTGACGTCAGCGCGGTGGGCGGAGCCGGCATGGGAAGGGAAGTGACGTGGGTGGGCGTGCCGCGGGGTGTGGCTCTGGCCGCCGGCGCGCAGGAAGTGATGTAAATGTGGGCGCAGCTTTATTTGCGGAAGTGGCGGTGGAATTTCGCGGGTTTTTTTCGCGGGCTTTTTCTGGGCTTTTTGGCGGGAGTTTCTGGGCGTGGTGACCTTTGGTCTGGTGTCGTGTGCATTGACGTCATTTAGAGAGTATATAGGGCAGGTGCCGAGTGTGTGGTGCGAGTGAGCTGTTGAGTGCCGAGTGCTGTGTGCGTTGAGGCGGTAAGGAGACGCTACCATGGCTGAATCGCAGGCTGTCTATGTGCATTTGCTAAGTCCCCGCGCGCTTATGCCCGCGCAGCAGGGTTATAGTAATGTTTACGTATTTTACGCTCCGGAAAATTTTATGATTTCTCCTCGGGGCATTAACCTGCTGGCTCTGCAGCTGTCTGTGCAGATTCCCACTGGCTATTTGGGGCGGTTTTTTTCGCTGGCGGACATGGCTACCCGCGGCGTGTACGTGGCCGCCCAGGAACTGTGTCCGGACAGCTGGTGGGAGACCTCGGTGGTGCTTTTTAATCATTCGGATGAGTTTTACTTTGGGGCACGCGGTCAGCCGGTGGCCTGTTTGATTTTGGAGCGGGTGTTTTTCCCTCCTCTTCGACAGGCGTCACAGGTGTAACGTTGCCTTTTAGGTGGTCGCCGACATGTACGAACGACGTCCGGTGTTTTTTTCCGTGTGCCTACCTCAGCCGCTGGTGGACCACCTGCACGCCTGCAGCGTGGAGGTTTACGAGCTGATGCTGCGCGTCCTGCCCGAGTTTTGGCGGCAGATGCTGCTGTATTTAACCCCTCCTTTTGAATCCGCTTCGGCGGGGGCGACGTTGCTGAGCCTGTCGCCCTCTTTTCAAGTGCTTTGCTGTGTTATGGCTCCCGAGCTCACGCCTAACGGCGAGCTGGCTTCCGCCACGGCTTCTGACCTGTACGAGGTGCTGCGCTTGGCGCTGCTGTATGAGGTTCGCGAGCACGGTCACGTTCCTAACCCCGAGCTGTTGAATCTGCTGCAGGTGTCCCAAGAGGTGAACTTTTTTTAGAGCCGCCAACATGAAGTTGTGCCTGCGGCTTCAGGTGGAGTCGGCCCTGAGAGAGCTGTTTAACATGCGGGGGATGAACTTGGTGACGTGTTGCATTGATATTATTAGAGAATGGAAAAACGAAAATTACTTGGGCATGGTGCAGTCGTGCAGCCTGATGGTGGAGGAGTTTGAGGACGGTAGCTTTGCTGTGCTTTTGTTTGTGGAAGTTCGCGTGGAGGCGCTGGTGGAGGCGGTGGTGGACCACCTGGATAATCGCATGGGATTTGATCTGGCTGTCATTTATCATCAGAACAGCGGCGGTGACCGGTGCCACCTGCGCGACTTGCACTTTGAGGTGCTGCGAGACCGCCTGGAATAAAAAATGTCTCTCCCGTCTCTTCCTCCGCCTCCAGTGTGCCGCGAGCCGTCCGCCTGCTTGGCGTGGCTGGAGCTGGCCTACGCCACTTACCTGGACGTGTTGCGCAACGTTCGCCTGCACGGTATCACCCTGACCCCGGCGGCGGCGCGGATCCTCAGCGGTTACCGGGAATGGCTGTACTTTGCCTTAAATAGCGAGCGTCAGCGCCGCGCGGCGTCTCGGCGACGCAAGGAGGCGTGTTGGGGGCGCACGTGGTTCTGCTACCAAAAGTGGCTGTGGGTGAGCCGCGTGCTGGTGTACGATGCAACGCGAAAGACGGTTTCGCTACAGGCTGGGCCCGTATGCCCGTCACCGACTACCGCCTTGTGAGCAGCCGTGTTCGGCGGCGGTGATGGACGACAGCCAGCTATCGATGGACTGCGACAACTTCCGCATGCACAACGTGGCGGAGGTGAGGGGCCTGCCCTGCTGTGCGGGATTTATCGTGCTGCAAGAGTGGCCGGTGCTGTGGGACATGGTACTGACCCGGTGGGAGCTGTACGTGTTGCGCACGTACCTGCGCGTGTGCGTGTGTTGCGCCACCCTGGACGTGGAGAGCCGTCAGCTGGTGCACGGCCACGAGCGCTGGATCTTGCACTGCCACTGTCGGCGCCCGGGGTCCCTGCAGTGCAAGGCGGGCGCGGTGGTGCTGTTGCGTTGGTTTAAGATGCTGGTCTACGGGGCTCTGTTTAACCAGCGCTGCCTGTGGTACCGAGAGGTGGTGAACTTTAACATGCCCAAGGAGGTGTGTTACGTGGGCAGCACGTACGTGCGCGGCCGCCACCTGATTTACGTGCGGATTCGGTACGACGGCCACGTGGGCGTGGTGCTGGCCAACATGAGCTTCGGTTGGAGCGTGTTGAGCTACGGCATTTTAAACAACCTGGTGATTTTGGGCTGCACGTACTGTAAAGACCTGTCTGAGATTCAGATGCGCTGCTGCGCCCGCCGCACGCGCTCGCTGATGCTGAGGGCCGTGCGTCTGATCGGCGAGCACACGCGCAGCCCCCTGTACCGCAGCCGCTTGGAACCGCGTCGACAGCAGCTGCTGCGAAACCTGATGCTGCGCGCTCAGCCTTTCACCTTGAGCGCTTATGACGGCTGCGAGAACCCCTGGCGCTCAACCGGTGGTGACTGAGTGTTTGTTTTTTAGCAGCCCCCCTGGCAGCTGCTGGAGGGCGAGCCGGATCTGCGAGACTGTTCGGAGGGTTTTGTGTCCATCACGGATCCCCGCCTGGCCACCACGGAGCAGGTGTGGATCTTGACCCCCGAGCGGTCCGGGCTGGCTAGCGCTCGGCTGCAGACGTACACCATGGCGCCCGGGGAGAGGGTGGTGTATCGCGTGAAGTGGCAGGGCGGGGGGAGTCTGACGGTGAGAGTGATTTAATAAAATATGAAAACTGAATTTTTTGCTCGGTGTTTTATTATTCTTCAGCCAGGTAGGAAAAGGCACAGGGTGGGGCTAGAAATTGTTCCCCGGGGTAGTGAAAAACCCCCATCCAAGTAAAGCGCAGGCAGTAGCCGGTGCTAAGCTCATTAAAGGTGACTTGCAGGGAAAGGGGCTTCTGGTGGTCGGCTTTCATGTAGGTGGGCACAAAAGTGTGGTTGCGGGTGTGCTGGCCCTGCCCCTGGGTGTAGGCGAGGGAGTTGGGCATGAAGCCCAGGGCGTTTTCCGGAGGGGTGGGGTTAACGGATTGCCCTTGGCGATAGCCCCAGGTGGCGCTGGAAGCCAAGTTGGTGTTTTCCCCAAACTGCAGGCGCCCCTGCTCGTCAAAGGCCAGGGTAATAGTAACCCAGCCCATGTCAGAGGCGGGGATGGAAGTAAGGGGACCCTTGAGGCCCAGCAGGCTTACAAGACCGTGCACCTGACCCCCGTTTTTGGTGAGGGAGAGTGAGAGCTTGCTGTCAAGCTTTTCCTTAACGGTGCAGTTAGGGGAGGGGTCGGAGGTGGTCCAAAGGGTGTCAGGGGGTTGAGTGAGAGTGAGGAAGCCTCCCTCGTCAAAGCGCAGGCCGTGGCCGGCTTTAATTACGAGTTGGTTGTTGTCAAAGGTGAGGCCTTTAAAGATGTTCGCATCTACCTTGAGCTGGTGCAGATTGGGGTCAACCGTGAGGCCGTGGGAAATTTGTAGGCGGAGCTTGTCGGTGGCGGTGAGGGGCCAGTCGACCGCCAGCCCTACCTTGTGATTTTGAAGGGTTAGGGCGGCCGCGGTAGCCACTTGAATGGCGCCGTCGGTGTTGAGCTCCAGCCCGTCGCCCAGGCGGGGGGCGAGGGAGGAGTCTTGCACCTGCAGTCCCGGGCCCGTTTGCAGGGTGAGCCCGGTGGCGGTGAGAGTCAGCGGGGGTACGGTGAGGAGCGAGAGACCGGTGGAGTTTTGCACGCGGAGGGGATGCTGCACTTGCAGTCCCAGAGTGTTTTGCGGAGTGAGGATGAGGGGGGAGGAGTAGGTAAGGGCCAGGGTGCCGTTTTGCAAGATCAAGGGGGCGGCGGCCTGGCGATAAGCCGCGATGATGGCCCCCTGCTCGTTCACGGAAAGCCCCTCCCCCAGGCGAAGGGAAAGCACCCCCCGCGGGGATTCTTGCAAACCCCGGGCTTCCACAAAGGGTGGGGTGATAAAAAAAGGCGGCGGAGAAAAGGGAAAGGGGTAGACGGGGTTAAAATCAGCGGGACGACTTCGTTTCATCTGCAAATAAAAACCACGCGTTTATTGTTCAGTAACGTAACAAAAGGTGGCGAGAGGGGCGGAGAAGGGCTGTCCGGGGGTGGCGGACCAGGTGAAGGCTAGGGCGAAGCCGGAGGGGGCGGTATTGTAAGCTACACTCAAAGTAACAGGCGGGGAAGAAGGCAAAAACTGGGCGCTAAAGTGGGGAGGGTCGGACTCTCGGGGGTAAGCCAGGGCGCTGGGCATAAATTCTAGGGCGTGGGTAACGGGGTCGGGGGAAAGGGCGTTGTCTTCTCGGTAACCCCAGGCGGTGGGTTCCAGGGGCCCAGTGGTAAGGAGCGCCCCCTGTTCGTCAAAAAGCAGTTGCAGGGTGAGGGACTCGGCGGGCATGGCCGTGGCCAGCTGTCCCGAGAGCGGCTGCAGGGACACGGTCCCGAGGACGTGTGAGCCGCATTTGGTGAGACAAAGGGCCAGCTGGGCGTCCAGGGGCTCGTAAACGGTGCAGTTGGCCCTGACTGGATGCGACCAGAGGGACTGCGGAGCCAAAGTGTGAAGGGCCCGGGCGGTGGTGGAGTTGAGGGTGATGGCCCCGCTGTTATCAAAGCGGAGGCCGGAGCCCACTTTAACGGAGATGGCGGATCCCGTAGTGGCGTACTGTAGTCCTTTGCTGGTGTCTACGCTAACTTGCAGCTGGTGGTTACCGTTAATAGTAAGGCCCGGTCCTAACCTAATGGTGAGCTGGTTGGAAGCCTCAAATGGGTAAGCAACGTGCAAAATAAGGGTGTTAGCGTCGTTGACCCTCATACCGCCGGCGGCGTTGATGCGAAGGTTGCCGGAGCTGTCAAAGGCAATGCCTCCGCCGGCTTTAACGGCCAGTTGGGAGTTGGTGGTTGTCAGCCCGCTGCCCAGGCTGAGACCCAGAGAGCTGTTGCTAACGGTGAGTGGAGGGGAGGTGGTAAGAGCCAGGGAGCTGTTGCTAACTTGCAAAGGCGCCGTGGCGCTTAAGCCCAGGGCGCTGTCGGTTACGGTTAGGGGCCCCTGGTAACTGAGGCCCAGCGAACTGTTGGTAAGGGTGAGGGGTGAACTGTAAGAGAGTCCCAGGGCGCCCGAGGTTACGGTGAGAGGTGGGCTTTGAGTGAGGGCAAGGGACCCAGAAGAGAGGGTGAGGGGTTCGGAGGGAGAGGTGAGGGTGAGGGCTCCGGAGGTCACGGTGAGCGGGAAGGAGTAGGACAGGGCGAGAGCGTCGGAGGTAACGGTGAGGGGTTCGGTTTGAGCGAGGGTGAGGCTGCCTGCGGAGACGGTCAGGGGTGGGGAGCGGCTGAGCCCAATGGCGCCCTGAGTGCTGGTTAAAGGGGCAGAAACGGGGGGAGCGGTGGTGGTAAGGGCCCCGTCGTTGAGGGAGACCCCGCTGCCCAGTTTGAGGGTGAGCTTGCCCTCGGCGGTGGTGGTGATGGGGTCCTGGTACTTTAAGGCCAGCACGCCGGGGGGGTTTTCTTGCAGCCCGTCGGAGGAGACAAAGGGCGGGGAGATAAAGGGAACGTTGGGTGAGCTCTCGGAGCCATAGGGGTAGACGGGGTTAAAGTCTTCGGCGACGCGCGCTCTCTTCATCTAGAAGAGAAAATGAAGATGGTGTGTGAGGGGCGCGAGTGGGCCACCCCAATCTCTTTTCGGGTGTGGCGCAAGTTTGCCGCCCGCGAGCGCCTGCGCTACGAGAGCTGGGAGGAGGGGCAGGTGGTGAGGCTGCTGGAGAAATTTGACCCGAGACTGAAGCTGCGCTTAAAGTAAGTTTTATTTTGTTGGCATGATTAGTTAAAAGGTACGATTTCTTTCAATCCACACAGGGTTTTAATCAGAGTGTACAAACATTCGGGGTTGGCGCACTGACAGAGGATGGAGCCCTCGCTCTGGCCGGCCTGCTGACTGATTTTGACGGGCACGGTGCCCACCATGGTTAGCAGGTTCTGACGACGCACGGGGAGCACGTAGGAGAGCTGGTGGCCCATGGAGGTGAGGTGGTAGGAGAGCTGGGCCTGTTTGACGAGGCAGAAGACTCCCTGCTTGCACTGGTGCAGGTTTTTAAGATCCTGCAGCTCGCGCTGACGCTGCTCCTGGCGCTGGCGCTGACGGGCCGCTAGCAGCTGCTCGGTGCGGACGCCGTCAATGTCCAGCTGAGCGCTGTCGTCGCGGCGGTCGGCCATGGCTAGCTCAGTTCAAAGTAGCTGATGACAGAAGGGCGCCTGGGAGGGGAGTTGAGATGAATCAACTGAATCACGGCGGCCACGGGAGGGGGCGGCGGAGGTGGCGGCGGCGGAGGGGGGAGCAGGGGAGAGGGCGAGGAGGGCAGCTCGTCGGTGGCGTGAATCCAGCCGTAGCGGAGACGGGCAAAAATGAAAAGGCCCAGCACGGTGGAGATGAAAACGAGAAAAAAAGTGGCCACGTAGAGCCAGGCGGCGGGAAACTCGGGTTTTTTGTGGTAGCAGTCGGGAAAGCCCCAGAGCCGCTGAAAGCGACAGTGACGGGCGACTGCGGTTTCCGCGGCCGCGGCGGAGGGCCAGAGGGCGAGAAAAATTAAGAGAGACAGAGCAACGCGGCCACTTCCCGGTTTTGGTACTGGGGGTGGTGGCGGCGGTACACCCACCTGACGTAGACGTAGTCGACGCATTGAAAGGTGGTGATGAGAAAAGCGACGATGCTGCAGATGGAGATGCAGCCGAGAAAAGTAAAAATGAGGTAAACCACAAAAGGGGAGAGGCACTCGGCTTCGAGGTGGCTGGCGGCTGCGTAGGCGGTGGAGAGAAAAATGACGGGCAGGCCGAGGAGAATTAAAAGGAGGGTGGGCATGCTGTAAGAGAAAAGTTACAGCTGGTTGGTCATCATGAGCTGGGGACCGCGTCGCCGGCGCTGCCTGAGACGGCGGCGCCAGTAGCAGAGAAAAAGCAGGGCGGCCAGGATAACGAGGGAGCAGACGACGGCGGCAATGACCACCACGGCCATGGCCTTCTCGTAGGCGTCGTCGCTGTTAGCATCGGGGTTTTCCTCATAGGGAGGAGGGGAAAGAAGGCGAACTCCCATTAAGCGCGCCAGTTGGGGTCCACCGCGGGGCACAAAACGAGGGGCGCTGTGGGGCGCACGGCCTGAGGTTCTGCACAAACTGTTAAAAGGGTAGTAGTAGCTGAAATTCGCTTGCACGCCATGGTAATTAATTAAAGTATAAAAATGCTCTGGTAAGGTGTGTTTTCCGCCGCGAGCGCTGTTGTAGTAAGCTTTAGTAATGCCATTATACAGCACTTTGTTGGGGTACTTTGAGTTAGTACAATTAATTTCGATATAGCAATAATCCACAGCAATGTAAAAGGAAGTTACCATGCACTGAGGCTTAGGAATAGAAATTACTTGGAGGTTAAAGTAGGTATTATGTTCCAAGGTATTGTTGGTAACTTTCACGTTGTAAAGGCCTGAGTTTAAAGAATTAAGGTTAAACAAGTGAAGGCTTTTGTTAGCACAGTTAAAGTGCAAAGAAGGGTAGTTCCAGGTGTTGTTAGACCCATCTTCCTTAAACTGACACAATTTGGATCCCATAAATAAAGCCGTAGAGGTGGGTTTAACATTATCCCACAATTCTACGTACCACGACACTTCTTTCATTAAACTAGGATTGTGAAACTCATGGCTTTGTAAAGTAAGGTTGTCACCAACTTTAGCATATATCTGCAGAGGTTTGTGCAGACTTTGAGCGGAGGTTAAAGCAATAATGGCTAACAAAAGTAACATACGCATGGTTAAAGGAAAAGTGTGACAGCCAAACACTACAATGAAAATTAATGGCAACCAAAGGTGGGCGCGAGAAGCAGCGGCGCGTATAAAGGCTAAGGAAGGAGGAGAAGTGGGTTGAGGTTTAGGGGAAGCGGTAGGTTGAGGTTTTGGCAATAAAACCCACCTCTTTACACAAGCGTCCCCTTTTCCCGACCCAATGCAGAGGTAAGGTCCTGACACAAAGGGGGGGTATAAAATAAGGTATTGAGAGGTGCTGTTTTCGCACAAGGGGTTTCTTTTTTCAAAAAGGACGTGCTCAAGAAAAACTTGGCAAACGCTGCGGTTAGCAAGCCACAAAATTAGTTCGTTAGGGCAGGTGCACACCAGTTGGATGTAAGCAGTAGAGTTAGTGTAATACAAGGTAATACCTCTGTAGGTTGGAAGAGTTAGTTCCTCCGAGGCAACGGTGGTGTAATTAGCCGCTGCGATGCTTATTGTACTCAGCACAGAGATGACAACAAAGATCTTCATGTAGGGCGGGTTCGCGGCAGATGCAGAAGAGAGTGAGGGTGGTAGTTCCCTGGGCCTTCTCGGCGAGCAGCGGGCGGGCGGTGAACAGGTAGATGAGGTGGGAAGAGAGCTCCTCCTCGATCTCGAGCTTAACTCCGTGAGCGGGACCCTGCGGGTGGTCCTCGGGAATCACAAAGTAGATGAAGCTGTGCGCCTCCCGGGCGAAGCAGTGGAACTGGCGGCAGTGATGCAGATGTCTCAGCCGCGCTCGGTCGGCTTCACCATCCGTCATCAATCGTAGCCGTCCACCGACTCGCTGATGGCGTCGAAGTTGGGAATGAAGGCGTCCGGGTAGCGTCCGGGCGAGCCCGAGAACGGGTTGAAGTAGACCGAGGGAGTAAACTCCTCCACAAACTGGACGGTGCCGATGCCGCCCGAGCGAGGACGGGAAGACGAGCTCTGGAGCGTCAGGTAGGCCTGACGAGAGGTGAACGAAGAGCGACCGGCTCCTCCAAGCTGGAAAACGCCGTCAGGTCGTAATCCCCAAGAAGAGCTCACCGCCTCGTCGTTGAGCTGCACACCTCGGCCTCGGATGAGCAGACGTTTTATACTCTGAGCGGAGTAGGGCGAGGAGCGACCTATGTACCTGCCGCCCCGGGCTCCGCCCGCTAATTGCGCTCCCGAGTTAGTCATGCGGACTTCGGCCTGGGCGTCGCGGGGCAATAAAACCGTGGTCGGGGCGGGGGTTTCCTGATACACCAGGGCAGCGGGCCAACTCGGGGGGTTGAGCTGGGAACGGGGCGTGGCGGTGATGGCGGCCTGCTCCAAGAGAATTTGGTTTCTGTGAGCGCGAATGCCGTTCACCCGCGAAATCATGTGGGGCCCGGCGCTGAGCCAGTTCATCTTGCTGGAGTAGTCTTGCGCCGCCCCGGCCGCCAAGCCCATCTGCGGCTGGTAGCTCCACATGTAGGGCGTGGGAATTTCTTTGCTCATGACGTCAGCGGAGGGTGGGAACGCGGGAAAAGGTGCGCGCCAATTTTAGTCCTGAAGGGTCGCCGAGCAGTATTTATTGAACAGAGCCTCGGCGTCCTCCAAGGTGCGCTGTAGCTGATCCTCGCGTCGGTGGTACAGGCAGCTTCGGGTGAGTGAGCGCAAGGTGCGGTTTTTAATTTTCAGTTCGTGTCGCTGCCCTCGGCTCTGCTGAAAAATGGCGTACAGCGTGGGAAAGATGCGCGTTCTCAGCTCCTGCGTCTGCGGCGTGTCCCGGGGCGCTGAGGTCCGGTTCCCCCCTCTGGCGGGCCGCTTCGGGGAACTGCTGCTGGTGAAAGGGGCTGTAAAGATGACGGTAGTAATGCAGGACGTTGCGCGGCACGGCCACCCCGTGGTGAAAGAGCAGGTAGCGGCGGGTAAAGGACACGTTCCCCCCACAGTGCAGCAAGCAGGCGAGGATGTCGCTTTTGTAAGCACGCCACGAACAGTAAGCCCCTCGCTGCCGGCGTTGACCGGCCAGCATCTTACCGACGGGAGCGGCCGGCGCCAGGGTTTTGGCGTCCCATCTACGACTGGCTTTTTTCGGCGGCAGCGGCGGGGTGGGGGCCAAAGGCCGCGGCGTTTTGGGGCCGGCGGCCGAGCGTGACGGTGCGGCGGCGCTGGGGGTTTCTTCCTCGGCCTGTTCCTCGTCTGTGGGTTCCTCCGCCTCGCCTATACTGCTGGTCTCCTCCCAGTCCTCCTCTTCGGTGGTCGCGGCTTGGCTCTCCCAGGAGTCCTGGCTCTCCTCGTCCCAGGTCTCTGGGGTTGGAGGCAGCCTCTGCTCCTGCTTTTTGGAACGCTTTTCTCGCAGGAGTTGAGTCTGGCGCTTGGGGGGCATGCTGGCGGGAGAAATTAGAGGAGGGCGGGCAGTCCGGGGAAGCGGCGTTCAGCTCCTCGCCCGTCTGGGGGTCGAGGTACACTCCGCGACCCTTTTTGAGCAGAAATTCCCGCCTGGCTTGGTTAATGGCCTGCAATTGGGCCAAAATCGTGCTTTGGGTGATGACGCAGGCCGAGAGGGGGGCTCGCGGCGGCTGAGCCTGCTCCTCGTAGAACCGAATTTCGTGGGGGTGGTAGTCTTCGGGGTGGAACTTGCGCAGGTAAGCGGAGGTCCAGGCGGCCGGGGTGAGTTTCAGAGGTGCCCCTGACGCGCCCCCTTCCGGCCCCTGCAGCTCAAAGGTACCGATGAGCTGACTCTCGCTAAGGAGTTCGGGGTTGCAGGCCAAGGAACGGTGGGGGGTGCAGAGGTTGCAGCGGCAGTGGCAGGCCAGCAGACCCTCACCGCTGACATCTTCCATGAGGTCACTGTGGTAGGCGAGGTAGTTGGCCAACTGCAGCAGGTAGCAGTGGCTCCAGAGGGGAGGGGGACACTCTCGGTAGGCCAGGGGCACAAAGTCGGAGGGGAGGGCGCAGCTCATGGCCGGGAGAATGGCGGAGCGCTCCAAAATGAAAGAGCGAAAGTTGTGCAGCATGCTTTGACTAATAAAGTCCGGCAGGCCGTTCTGGAGGGTTTGTCTCAGCCGTTCGGGGAACACAATGTCGGCCAGGTCGGCGGCCACGGTGGTCTCGTCGAAGCCCGTCCACAGGGCCTTTTTGTGACGCTGAAGCAGCTTTTCCAGCTCCCGGAGGTTCCTTTCCTCCAAACACTGCTGCCAGACCCCCATGGCGCTCTGCCAGGTCAGCACTAAAAACAGGTAGACGCAATCGCGCACGTAGTCGCGGCGGGCCTCGCCTTTTAGGGTGGAATGCAGCACGCTCTGCCCCAAACGGTTCTCGTGGAGGATGCCCAGGTAGGAGACCAGGTTGCTGAGCTCCACGTTGGAAATGAGAGAGGCTTGGCGCACGTAGCCGTGGCGAAAAGTGTAGTGCAGACTCTCCTCCAGCTTCTGGAGGGTGTGGGGATCGGTGAAAAAACGCCGCAGACACTGCAGTTCGCAGCTAACTAGGACCGCCGCCATGACGAGCTTGCGCCGTTCCTGCAGGGGTTCGGGGTCGGCCGTGCCCAGCCACCGGCCGAGTTCCGAGTCGTCCACCACTGGCTGTCCGTCGCCCGAGTCGGCCTCGGCCTCGTCGGACAGGGGCTGGGCTCGTTTAATCAGCAGCTGGTCCATGACGCAGCTCATGACTTTGGGAGGCAGGTTGAGGGCCGGGTAGGCAAAGTGGGAGACCTCCACGCTGCGCTTAAGGACCGCCAGGCGCGCGTTGTCGCCGGCCAGCTCCACTAACACGCTGCGGTTTTCTGTGTTTTCCGGCAGAGCGTTTGCCGCCCGCTTTTCCTCGGAGCCCAGGCCTTCGAAGATTTTTGGCACCTCTTCCAGGGACACCACTTCAGGTAGGCGGTCGCCTTGCTTGAGAGCCAGCCGCTCGTCCGCCCGACTGCGGTTGGCGCGGCAGGAGAGGGGAATGCGTTGATTCTTGAAAAACAGGTGGTAGGTGGCCAGGGCCTCGGGCACGGCGAAAACGGGGTAAAAGTTAAGCCGGGGATTGGGCTCGCAGGTGCCGTTGGGCTGGCGTTTGGGCGGCACGCGGGGTGAAAAGAGACAGCTTTCGTAGAGCGCGCTGAGCTCGCGAACGCTGGGCGGCGTAGTTTCGCGCTCGCGCAGGGCGTCGCTGACGATGGTGCTCTGCCGCCGTAGGTGCTTCAGGAGCACCTCGGGGGTGAGGTAGTCGGGCTTGTCGCCTTCCGTTTGGGTCTGACCGTCCCGGAGGGGCTGCGTCGTTGCGGGTTCGTCTTCGGCCTCCGACAGCTGTTCGGGCGGCGTCACGTAGCCCGGGTCCTGCTCTATGATCACCTCCTCCTCCTCAAAGTTGTCTCGCTCGTCCTGCTCTTCTGCTTCCCGCCGAGAAAAGGGTGCGGGGGTCGGGGGCCGCGTCTCGCCGCCGCTCTTGCTAACTTCCATGCCGTTGTCTTTGTGCGCCTAGAAGCAGACAACCGCCATGGCCGATCGTCAAGACCAGAGAGAGCGCACGCCCGAGCGGCCCCGCCCCGCCACCCCGTCGATTCGGCGGTACCTGCAGGCGAGCCCCGAGCGCGCCCCCACGCCGGCGCCTCCTCAAAAAAAGGCCCGCAAGAGTCTGCTGCCAACCTTGGCGGAGATGCCTCCGTCCCCCGAGATCGTGTTGGACAGCGACGACGAAGAAAATCTGGCCATTGCCGAGGAAAGCCAAGCCGGCGTGGTAACGATGGTGGGCTTCAGCTACCCGCCGGTGCAGATTATTCGCAACCCGGACGGCAGTCGCGCCTTCAAAAAGCTGCCTCCTCCCCCGCCACCCGCGGACGCCGAAAAAGACGAGGAGCAGCCCAGCACCTCCCGGGCCGCCGTGGTGGTGCGCAACCCCCTGAGCAAGCCGGTGGTCAGCGCCTGGGAGAAGGGCATGGCGGTGATGCACGTGCTGATGGATAAGTACAAGATCGAAGACCGCGCGGCCTTCGACTTTATGCCGCAGTCCTTCGAGGTGTACCGCAAGATCTGTCACACGTGGCTGCAGGAAGACCTCAAGTATTGTCCGCTGACGTTCAGCACCCAGAAAACCTTCAGCGCCATGATGGGTCGCTTCCTTAACAAGTACGTGCTGCTGCACGCCGGCATCGAAAACCCCCTGTACAAAACGTGGGAGCCCACCGGCTGTGTGGTGTGGGAGCATCGCTGCACCGAGCAGGAGGGCCAGCTGATGTGCCTGCACGGCCTGCCGATGATTGCCAAGGATCACGTGGTGGAGATGGATGTGAGCAGTGAGGCCGGGCAGCGCGCCCTGAAGGAAACGCCGCAGTTGGCCAAGGTGGTGCAGAACCGCTGGGGTCGCAACGTGGTGCAGCTGCGTCACGACAACGCCCGCTGCTGCATGTTCGACGCGCAGTGCGCCACCAACGTGTTTTCCGGCAAGTCGTGCGGCATGTTCTACTCCGAGGGCGGCAAGGCGCAGCAGGCCTTCCGCCAGATCGAGGCGTACATGCAGGCGGCCTATCCGCACATGCAACGCGGTCGGAAGCACCTGCTGATGCCCCTGCGCTGCGATTGCAACTACCTGGGCGACGCCGTTCCCCGCGCCGGCCGCCAGGTGTGCAAGATCACCCCCTTCGCGCTGCCCGGCGCCGAAGACATGAAGCACGACGAGGTGACGGATCCCGTGGCCCTGGCCAGCCTGAATCACCCCAGCCTGCTGGTGTTCCAGTGCGCCAACCCCGCCTACCGCAACACGCGCGCTACCAACCAAGTCAACTGCGATTTCAAGATCTCGGCCACCGACGTGCTTCTGGCGCTGCAGCTGGTGCGCAACCTGTGGCACGACCACTTTGTGGAGGCGGGCCTGCCCAAGATGGTGCTTCCCGAGTTCAAGTGGCAGCCGCGCTACCAGTACAAGAATCTTACGCTGCCCACCGCCCACCTCGATTACCAGCTGAACCCCTTTGAGTTTTAAAAAAAACCAAGCCGAGACGGTGCGGTTTAATAAAGTTGCAGGGTTTATTACGCGTTGTGTTTCACTTTGTCAAAAGCGGTATCGCGTTTAATCTGAGCGGCGTGCTGGCGAAAATAAGCCGAATGCTGTTCCAGAAAAGCGTACAGGTTTTCCTGGTTACGTTTTAAGGTGCCCTGCACCGAGGGGCTCTGAAGCATAGCGTTGGGCACTCCCGTCAGCAAGTTCATGGTGGGGTTCCGGTCCATGGGGGAGTCTGGCCAGTGCACAAAAGCGTGCAGAAACATGCAGCAAAAGAGACCGCAGGCGGCGGAGTGTGGCCCCTGCACGGTCTGGGTGGACTTTTCCAGGGTGACGCAGCGGTCGGGAGTGGAGGCCAAGGCGCTGCGGCGCAGCAGGCCTTCGTACTCAAAGGAGTAAATCTGTTTAAGCCGCTGGTCCGAAAAGCCAAAAGGGTCAAAGAGGTAGCAGATCTGGGAGCGGGGGTTCCAGCCCAGCGCCAGCCAGTGCACGCCCCCGGTCTCGCGGGCGGCCGTGTTAACGATGGCGCAGGCCATTTTGCGGGGGGAGATGAAGCCTGGAAAGCGCTTGTCGAAGGTGCCCAAAAAGTAGGGGCCGCAGCCGAGATCGCGTGCGATGGCCCTCAGTTCCCCTTCGCAGGAGCCCATTTAGGTGGTGGCGTTGCCGGCCGAGAAGGGCGTGCGCAGGTAGACGGCTTCGATGACGCCGCGGTGCGGCTGGTGGATGCGCACGACGTCGAAAACTTCGAACAGAACATAGAGAAGGGTGGGCTCATCCATGGGGTCCACCTCGAAGGTCATGTCGAGCGCGTGCGCCGAGTTGGCGTAGAGCATGTTCTGGCCCAGGTCCGTGAGCGCCCCCATGGACATGAAGTTGCTGGAAAACGGGATGCGCCACATAACGCGGTCGCAGAGGAACTTTTTCTGCGTGAGGCTGGGCACGGCGGTGGGCCCAATGAGGGGGTAGGGGTAGTTGGCCGGGTAGGCCTGGCCCTCCCGCATGGTGGGGCCCATGTAACCCACGAAGCCTGAGTTGTTGTGCTGGTAAGGTAAATTCACCTCTTTGTAGTCGGCATAGTTAACCGTGTCCACCACCTGCCGACTCATGGGCTGGAAGTTTCTAAAAAAGGAGTACATTCTGTCCTTGTATCCTTCAGGCACGTAAAAGCCCTGGTAACCAATGTTGTAGTGGCTTAGCATCTGAATTAAAAACCAGTCCTTGGTCATGTTACACTGGGCCACGTTGTAGCCTTCCCCGTCCACCGAACGTTTAATTTCAAACTCGTTGGGCGTGAGCAGGCGATCGTTGCCCGGCCAGCTAACGGAGGAATCAAACATGATGGACACCTTTTTAAAGGTGTGGTTAAGGTAAAAAGTGCCATCCAAATAGGGAATGGTGCCCGAGTACACAAAGTAGGGATCGAAACCAGAACCCAGGGCGGGGGTTTCTTTGGTTTTCAGACGGGTAAAGCTCCACCCTCGAAAAGCGGCCCAGTTACGGGAGGGGATGGAGATGGGCACGCTGGTGGCATTGGCGGGAATGGGGTAGAGCATGTTGGCCGCGCAGAGGTAGTCGTTAAAGGACTGGTCGTTGGTGTCGTTGCGCAGCATGGCTTCCAGGGTGGAAGCGGTGTTGTGCGCCATGGGAAAAAAGTTGGCGTAGAGGTTAATGCTGTCAAAGCGAATGGTGGCCCCGTCCACCCGCAGATCGTTACCTAGCGTGCTTTGCAAAATCATGTTCACGTCCTTGCGGAAGTTCCACTCGTAGGTGTAGGAGCCCGGGAGGAGCAAGAGGTTTTTAATGGCAAAAAACTTTTGGGGCACCTGGATGTGGAAGGGCACGTAACGGCCGTTGCCCAACAACATGGAACGGTAGCGCAGGCCCGCATTGCGGTGGTGGTTAAAGGGATTAATGTTATCCATGACGTCGGGGGACCACCGCGCGCCAATATTGACGTAGGTGTCAATGAGCCCGGGGGGCGTAACGCGACCGTTCATGTAATCGTAGCTGTTCTTGTTGGTGGGCAGGGTAATGTTGTCGGGGGTGTACTTGAGGCTGTCTGGCAGGTAGAGCCCGATGTTGGAGTAGAGGAAGCTGCGCCAGAGGTTGGCCTGCAGGTTAATTTCCATGGCGAACATGTTTCCTGAGCCAATTTCATTTCTGTCGGCAAAAGTACTATCTGAGGTCCAGTTGGTGTTTCCATTATCTGTTTTTATAGCTGAATATGTATCAGTTACTGCCATTCCTCCCAAGGGAAAGCAGTAGTTTGGCAGTTCATCCTCTACCCCGTGATTTTCAATAATTCTTACATCAGGGTCGTAGCTGTCCACAGCCTGGTTCCACATGGAAAAGTACCGACTGCGATCCCCAATGGAATCCAGCATCAGCTGATAAGACAACTCTGTGTTTCTGTCTTGCAAATCCACCACCGCATTAAGCTGAGAAGCCTGCCCGGCCACCACGCCCATATTTCCAGTACTATTGTAATACATTAACCCAATAAAGTTGTCTCTAAAACCAATGTAATTAGCTCTGTTTGGAGCTGCCTGTTGAGCCAACAGCAGCTTTGAACTTGAGCTGTCATCATCTGGTTTAAATACTAAATGAGTGTCTGGAGATTCGATAGCAACGTCCTCAGCATATAATACGGCTTTTGGCGTATTAGTAGTGCTGGTTGTAGAAAAAAACTGCATTGTAACGTCTCCAGTTCCCTGTCCTCCTTGAACATTGGTAGGTTTGGCATAAGATCCGTAACAGGGATACATTGGAGTGGTTTGTTTTAAAACCCTACCAGCAACTTTGTCATTTGTTCCAACATCACTATTCCACTGGTTTTCGCCGACTTGCGGTTCAGGTTGGTAAGCTGGGTTAGCATACTGGGGAGTTTGCTGGTCACCTACAATAGTGGTTCCCACTTGTATTCCGTCTTTTGTTAGTCCTTGACTCACATACGGAGCCTGAGCGTAAACGTTAACTTTAGAGTCACTACCGGACCACTCTGACGGGTTGGGGGCGCCCTTGGGGGCCAGACAGTTGTAGGCGGTGCCGGAGTAGGGCTTGAAGCTGGGGCCGCGGTCCAGCACCCCGCGGATGTCAAAGTACGTGCTCGCCATGTCCAGCACGCGGTTGTCGCCCACGGCCAGCGTGAACCGCGCCTTGTACGAGTACGCCGTGTCCTCGCGGTCCACCGGCACGAAGCGCAGCGTCAGCCGCTGCGAACGGTCCGTGGTCACGTCGTGGGTCGGCGCCACCGTGGGGTTGCGAAACTTGTTACCCAGGCTAAAGTACGTGTCCGTGGCCCGCGCGAACTGCACCAGGCCGGGGCTCAGGTACTCCGAGGCGTCCTGACCGGCGATGTGCATGTACGACCACTGGGGCATCATGGAGGGGGTGGCCATCTTGCTGGCTCAACGACGCACCGGCGGCGACGGCGACTTCGCTCCCTGGCGACGACAGCGGACCGAAAGGCAAATTTAATAGTAGCAGCGCCGGCGCTTCAGCGAACGCACGCCCAGGCCCACGATGCTGTTCAGCGTGCTCTGCCAGTTGCCCGGCCGCGAACCGCGGGGCACGCGGGCCGGCGTGGCCACGGCCACCGGGCGGACGGGCAACGAAGCGGCAGCCGGCGGGGCGGCGGTCACCACCGGGGCGGGGGGAGGCGGCAGGTCCAGCGTGGTCACGGCCTTTTTGTGCGCGCTGCTCGACAGCACCGGCCGCGCCATGGCCGCCGTGGGGCGCGTGTAAGGGGGCGGGGCCGCGCCGTCTTTCAGCGCCTCCTCGTACGAGGGGGGCTCCATCGTCTCGGTCACCAGCGTCTCCTCCTTGTCGGGACGCGGGCGCTTCTCCCCTTTGGGCGGCAGCGCCACCTCCAGGGGCGGCAGCTTTTCCTCCACCTCCACCTCTTCTAGCGGCGGGGCCGAGGGCTCCACCGCCGCGGGAGGGGGCGGGTCCAGGCGGCTGCTGATCTGCTTCTGCACGGCCTGCGAGGCCAGGTCTACCACCCCGTTGATGCCCGAGGCCAGGCCGTCTACCACCTTCTGCTGAAAGTTCTGGTCTTTCAGCTTATCCCTCAGCATCTGGCCCGTGCTGCTGTTCCAGGCCTTGCTGCCGTAGTTTTTTATGGTGGTCCCAAAGTTTTTAAGGCCGCTCCACAGGCTGCCCCAGCTAAAGGCGCCCCCGTTCAGCTGGCTCGTGCCGATGTCGTTCCAGGTCGCCATATAGGGCCGGGAGCCGTGTCGCGGGGCCAACGACGCAAAATTGATGTCTTCCATCGCTCTGACAAAACAGGAGGCAGGACCAGCGCGTCAGTCCAACGCATTTTTTTATTTAGTTTTTGCGGGAGGCCTGCAGCGCCACCGAGGCGATGCCGGGCACGGCCCCGATGGCCGCCGCGATCAGGGGAATCAACAGGGGCAGCACCCCGCCCCGCATGCGACGCCGCACAGCCCGTCGCCGCCGCAGTCCGCGCCCCGCCAGCCCGCGTCGGTGGCGGCGGTGGCTTCTTCCTCGGTAGCCCGGGACGGGGATGCGCACGCGGCAGGTCAGCGCCATCTGCAAAAGGCGGCCCGTTAAACGAGAATGCTGGGGTGGTAGCGCGCGGTCGGCAGCACCAGCGTGCGACCTCGGCGCGTCACGCGGCGCACGCGAACGGGGGCCAGCGCCGGCAGGCGTCGGCGGCGGCGGGTGGTGGTGGCGGTGCGGCGACGGCGGCGGGGGCGGTACGGGCGGCCCGGATAGCCCGGCGTGGGCACGATGGAGGGATGCAAGACGTAGTCGGGCAGCAGCGCGGAAGCGGCCGTGGCGCGGCGACGCCTCACCCGCGGCGTGCTGACGGCCACGGCGGCGTATTCGTACCGGGGATCCGTTTGGATGCCCACCTCCGCCGTGGCGGCCCGACCCAGCGCGGCGCCCAGCGCGGCGGCCGTGGCCGAGGGACCCACCACGGCGGGCTCCGTCTGCGTTTCCATGGCCTCCACCGCCGCCGTGCGCACGGGAATCTGAATGTCCACGGTCTGCACCCCGAGGCCCGGCGCCACCTGCTTGATGGGGCGGATCTTCACGTCGGGCTGGACCGTGGGGTCCACCTTCATCTGCTCGAGCACCTCTTCCAGCCGCTGCCGCTTGGGCACCATCAGCTGCATGGTGGGCTGCAGCTCGGCTGCCTCGCGCTTAATCCCCTTCTGGCTTTCGGCCACCGGCAGGACCTGCTGCAGGGTCACCGCCTTTAGGCTGGGCGTGGGGTTGGACTCGTCCAGGGCCAGGGCCACGTCGCCGTAGCGCCCTCGCTTCCCGTAGGCGAACTCGCCCTCGAGCCGCTCCGCCTGCTCCAGCAAGTCTTCGTCCGCGTACACTTCGTCGTAGTCGCGCTTCAGCGCCCGCAGCGCCGACCGCTCGCCAGGCGAGAACACCACCGCCGTGCCGGGCCGCAGCACGCGCCGCACCCGCCGACCCTTCCACTGCACCCGTCGCCGCGGGGCCGTGGCGCGCACAAACTCGACCGCGTCGCCCCAGGCCTCCGCCGCCTCCTCTTTTTTCTCTTCCTTCTTTTCGCGCTTTTTTATCGCGCGCTTAAGGTCGCGCAGGGGCTTGACGTCCGGCGGCCCGTAGATCTCGGGCGCCACCGCCTGCAGCAGTTCTTCTTTAAACTTGCGTTTGCTCATGCCGGCGCCGCTGAACGAACAACACGCAGAGCTCAGACTCGAACGTTTACTGGCGAGGGGGGCGAAAGCGCACCGGTACGCGCAGGCCGGTGACCGAGTCACGCACCCAGTACACGTTGCCGCGGCGCCCCCGGGACATGCGGCTGATGGCGGCCGCGGCGCGACGGGCCGCTCGTCGGCGCACCCGCGCGTTAGAAGCCGCCCGGCGCAGGGCCTGGCGCCCCACGCGACGCGCGCGACGGAGCACGGCCCGGGCGGCTCGCATGGCGGGCGTCAGACGGCGAGCGGCGGCGGCGCGGCGCCGGCGTTGTTTGCGGCGGGCGTAGGCGCGGGCGTTGGCCACCACGCTGTCGATCACCGAGTCGACCGTGGAGGGACCGGCGGCCCCCGGCGTGTAGTTGGCGGCGTCGGCCACCACGCTGTCAATGACCTCGTCGACCGTGGTGCGCCCCGTGCGGCCGCGCTTGTGGGCCCCCCAGGGCGCGCGGTAGTGGCCGCGCACGCGCACGGGATGCTCGCTGGAGCGGCGTTTGGCGCCCCCGTACATCTTGCTGACGCCCAGGCCCCAGCCGGTGTTGTTGCTGGGTGAGATGAGGACGGACATGAGAACAAGGCAGGCAAGCTAAAAGGTGCGGCTGGAGAGGACGCGCGGCGCGACGATGCCCAGCGCCTTGTAGACGTAGGGGCAGGTGCGGCGGCGGGCGTCGGTGATGGTCACGCGCTGGACTCCGCTAATGCTGCTGCGCAGCGGCAGGGTGCCGTGGTCCGTGAGGGCGGGCACGTTCTCGCTGACGGTGGTGATGGTGGCGGCGGGCGGCCGCACGAGGATCTGGTTCTCGGGAAAGCGATTAAAAACGTGCGTGAGCGCGGTGGACTGGCGGATGAGCTGCGAGTAGACGGCCTGCTCGTTGTAGAAGCTCTTGGCCTGCAGGGGCAGGAGCTCGGCGCCCACCACCGGGTAGTTGCTGACCTGACTGGAGGGGCGGAAGGTCACGGGGTCCTGCATGAGGTCGGGCAGCGACCAGTACACCTGCTCGGAGCCGCAGGTCACGTCGGGCGTGGTCAGCAGCGTCCACGAGCGCACGCCCTTGAGGGGGTCGCCGTAGTTGTAGGCCAGGTACCAGCTGCGGTAGGCCGTGTTGTTTTTGTCGTCGGGCAGCAGGTTGTAACTGCGCTCCTTGCCGTCTTTCTCTACCGGCTGAATCACGATCTCCTGCGGCTGCACGGCAAACACGTCCCCGCGCAGCGGCAGGTTGTGCTTGCGCATGGCCGCCGCGATGCTGTCCTCGTAGGCCTTCACGTTCAGGAGCGCGGGGATGTTGCCGCCCTCCAGGTCCTCGTACATGATGCGGAAGCCCTCCTGGAAGGGTTGCCGCTTGCGGATGCCCAGCAGGTTGCTCAGGCGGCTCTGCGTGAAGTCCACCCCGCAGCCCGGCAGCAGCACCACGTCCGGGTGGAAGGCCTCGTTGGTGTACACGCCCGGCATGACCAGCTTGGTCACGGGGTCCCAGCCCAGCCGGAAGTTGCGCGTGTCGAACTTCACCCCGATGTCGCTCTCCAGCACCCCGTTCTGCCGCCCCACCAGCAGGTAGTGGTCCACGATGGCGTTGTTCATGAGATCCAGGGTCATGGTCTCCGAGTAGTTGCCCTCGGGCAGCACAAACTCCACCCACTCGTACTCGAGCTCCGTCTGCCCCTCCTCGTTCTGCTTCCGCGACACCATCACCTTGGCCCGGAACGAGTTGGTGAACATGAACTCGTTCACGTTGGGCATGTTGGTGTGCAGGATGGTCTTGAGCTGCCCGCCCCAGCGCGACCGCTCGTCAAAGTTGATGGTCTGCGTGCCCGCCTCCACCGGGGTGAAGTCGTTGTTCTGCACCACCGTGGTCAGGAAGTTGCTGTGGTCGTTCTGGTAGTTGAGCGAGGCGATGTCCGCCGACTTGTTGTCCACCAGGTACACCCGGGTGGTGTCGTACAGCGGCGCCAGCTCCGAGTAACGGATGCTGTTTCTGCCCTCCGTAGGTCCCAGGTACCGCGGGGGCACGTACGGCGCCTCCAGCGTGGCCGGCACCCCCGCCATTACGCTCTCGTAAGAGGGAGGAGGGTCCGCGTACGCCACCGTCGCCGGGATCGCCGCCGCCGGGACCGCCCGCCTCATTTCGCCGCTAAGGAGACACAAGACAGGACGCACGCGCGCTCGTCGACGCCATGGCTCTGGTGAGTAGCCGCCTTTATTCTCTTTCTCTCGCTAGTACAGGCGCCCCAGACGGCCCTGCGGACGCAGGTGCGCGAAGGGGTTGCTCGCCCCGCCCCGGCCCGTGCCGCCCAGGTCCAGCACGCTGCTGTCGTCGGCCGAGTCCTCCTCGTCCGCGCGGGGCCCCTCTTCCAGGCGCCGGCGGCGCTGGCGGCGCGTCTCCCACCGCTGCGCGGGCGGCAGCAGCGGCCGAGGCTGCGAGGCCTCCCACTCCCGCTGCTCCTGCGCGTACGTCTTCCAACGGTTCATCTTGTCTACCAGGCTCTCCAGCGCGTTGTTGGGCAGGCTCTGGCGGCGGTTCTTTTCCCGCTCGGGCAGCAGCAGCGGGTCGTTCAGGTACTCGCTCTCGCCAGGCAGGCGCGGCCGCGCGGTGCGACCGCTCTGGCTGCGCAGCGACAGCGGCAGGCTAGGCGCCGGGCTCTCCCCGCGCGTGGCCGCCTCCACGCTGGCCAGCGGCAGCTCGTCGCCCCCCTCTTTCTTCAGCAGCCGCGTGGGCGTCAGCAGGCTGTCGCCCGAGTCGTCCCACAGGAAGCCGTCGTCGGCCTCGGGCAGGTCAAACTCGCCCGTGTAGAAGCCGGGCGGCGGCAGCCAGTGCGGATTCAAGATGGCGTTGGTAAAGTACTCCGCGTTCAGCGCCGCCGCCCGGTGCAGGTAGTCCATCAGGCGGTTGATGAACGGCCGGTGGCTGGCGTAAAAGGAGGGCTCCATGTTGCGCGCCGTCATGTCCAGCGCCGAGGTGGCCGTGGCCCCCTCCCGCATCAGGTACAGGCTGACGGACTGCTGCACGTAGCGGAGGATGCGCTCCTCCTCTGCGCTCAGCGTGTACTGGGGCGGGATTTTCTGCCGCCGGTTGGTCAGCAGAAAGTTCAGGGTCGCCTCCAGGCTGCCCGTGTCCTCCTGCCCCAGCGCGCGGCTCACGCTCGTGATCTCCTGGAAGGTCTGCTCGTCCACCCGCGCTTGGCCGATGGCCTCGCGGTACAGCGTCAGCAGGTGCCCCAGGTACGAGTCGCGGCTCACGCTCTGGCTGTCGGTGAACGGCGCGATTAGCAGCAGCAGCAGGCGGCTGTTGGGCGTCAGCAGGCTCGAGACCGTGGCCCGGTCGCCCAGCGGCGCCTTCACGCCCCACAGCCCCTGCAGGTTCTTAAAGGCCTGCGTCAGGTTCACCGTCTGCAGGCCCTGCCGCGAGGTCTGAAAAAAGTAGTCCGGGCCCGACTGGTACACCTCGCTCTGCGGCACCTCGCTCACCATCAGCCGCAGCGCGCTGATAAAGTTCACGTAGTCCTCCTGCCCGCGCGGCACGTTGGCCGGCTGCGAGCTCAGGAACGCGTTCAGCGCCACCAGCGAGCCCAGGTTGCCCTCGCGGAAGAACCGCTCGCGCTGCGCCACCGCCTCGCGCACGTCCGTGCTCAGCCGGTCCAGGTTGGCCTGCACGTTGGTGCTGTTGTAGCGGGCCACGCGCTCCAGCAGCGCGTTGTAAATCAGGCCCGCCTCGTCCTTGCGGATGGCCTTGTTGTCCACCAGCGCGTTCACGATCGTCAGCACCTTCTCGTGCGTGGGGTTGGTGCGCGACGGCACCACCGCCTCCAGGATGGCCGAGAACCGGTTCGCCTGCGGCTGCTGCCGGAAGGCCTCGGGGTGCCGGGCCGTCAGCGCCATGATGCGTTCCATGGCCGCGCCCCAGTCGTCCGAGGCCGTCACGCCCGTCGCCTGAGTCTGCCGTGCCGCCAGAGCCGCGGGGTCCACGGGAGCGGGCCCCGCCGCCGTTCCCGCCGCCGCCGCTGCCGCCTGCATCTACGAAAAGCCGCCGCCTCAGTACGCCTCGTCCTCCCCGTCCTCTTCCAAGTCCTCCTCCTCATCCTCCGCTGCCGCCGCGCCCGCCGCCTCCAGGGCCCGCGCGCTCGGCTGCCACGCCAGGTCCGCGCCCGCCTCGAAGTAGGCCTCGCGCTCCGGGTCCCCCGCCCCCGCCAGCGCCCGGCGCAGGCTGTGCAGCAGCTCGCGGTCGCTCAGCTCGCGCCGCCGGCTGGCGCTGACCGCCTTGTGGATGCGGTCGTTGCGGTACACGCCCAGGTCGTCGCTCAGCGTCAGCACCTTCAGGGCCATCCGCATGTAAAAGCTATCGATCTTCACCTCCTTGTCGATGGGCACGTAGGGGCTGCGGTAGATTTTGCGCGCGTAAAACTTGCCCAGGCTCAGCATCGAGTAGTTGATGGCCGCCACCTTGTCGGCCAGGCTGAGCGAGCGCTCCTGCACCACGATGCTCTGCAGGATGTTAATCAGGTCCAGCAGCCACCGGCCCTCGGGCTCGGCGATGTTCAGCAGCGCGTCGCGAAACAGCTCGTTGTCGCGGCTGTGCTGCACGATTAGGAACAGCTGCGCCGTCAGCGCCTTGCTGCTCGGGTTGTGCACGAACGCCTCCACAAAGTCCCACAGGTGCATCAGCCCGATGGCCACCTCCTCGCGCGCCACCAGCGTGCGCACGTGGTTGTTGAAACTCTGCTGGAAGCTGCGCTCCTCCTTCACCGTCTGCTCGTACGCCGTCACCAGGTTGGCCGCCGCCAGGTGCGCGCGCGCCGGGCTCACCCCGCGCCCCTCCTCCGCCTCAAAGTCCTCGGCCCGCAGCAGCCGCTCGCGGTCCAGCCCCGCGCGCAGCTCGCGCCCCGCCCGGAAGCGGCAGTCGCGCAGCTCCTCCCCCTCCTCGCCGCTTGCGTCCCGAAACAGGTTCTGCCGCGGCACGTACGCCGCGCGGCTGTCGCGAGCCAGCTGCACCCGCGGGTGCCGCTCCGGCGCGTGCGCGCCCAGGCGGGCCAGGCCCTCCCCCTCTTCCAGGTCCAGCGTCCGCTCCGCCTCCTCCGCCTCCGGCTCGATTGCCGCCCCGCCGCGAGACCCCGCCGCTGCCGTTGTTGCCGCCGGCTGGGGGCGCATCTGGCGCAGGACCGGATGCATGGCTGCAAAAACAGCAAAAGACTCCCCTCCGTATCCGGGGTCGCGGCTGGGTCTCGACCTCGCGGGCCGTGGATGCGGGGCCGGCGCATCGGGAGCGGCGGATCCGGCCGGCTTCGAACCGGGGTTCCCCGCCGCCGCACCCTGGCGATCTGTCCGCCGAGCTACGGAGCGGAGTCGCTCACCTCCTCGCTTTTGTCCCGTCTAGAGCGTGCAGGACTGCGCCCGCCTCACCGGCCAGAGCGTCGCCACCGTGCAGCGCTTCGCGCCCCTGCGCAACCTCTGGAACCGCGTGCGCGAGTTCGCCCGCGCCGCCACCACCGCCGCCGGCCTCACCTGGATGTCGCGCTACATCTACGGCTACCACCGCCTCATGCTCGAGGACCTGGCCCCCGGCGCGCCCGCCACCGCCCGCTGGCCCCTCTACGGCGAGCCGCCGCCCCACCTCCTCGTTGGCTACCAGTACCTGGTGCGCACCTGCAACGACTACATCTTCGACACGCGCGCCTACTCGCGCCTGCGCTACACCGAGCTCACGCAGAACGGCGTGCAGCTCCTTAACTGGTCCGTCCTGGCCAACTGCACCTACACCATCAACACGGGCGCCTACCACCGCTTCGTGGACCTCGACAACTTCCAGGCCACCCTCACCCAGGTCCAGCAGGCCATCCTCGCCGAACGCGTCGTCGCCGACCTCGCCCTCCTGCAGCCCCTGCGCGGCTACGGCTCCACGCGCATGGCCGACCGCGCCCACGGCCGCGACGAGGTGCCCGTCGAGCGCCTCATGCAGGACTACTACAAGGACCTGCGTCGCTGCCAGCACGAGGCCTGGGGCATGGCCGACCGCCTGCGCATCCAGCAGGCCGGGCCCAAGGACGTGGTGCTCCTCGCCACCATCCGCCGCCTCAAGACCGCCTACTTCAATTACCTCCTCAGCAGCCTCACCTCCGCCGTCTCGCCCGACCGCCGCCCGCCGCCCCCGGAGACCGTCCTCAGCTTACCTTGTGACTGCGACTGGCTACACGCCTTCCTCGACAAGTTCTCCGATCCGGTGGATTTCTCCGCCTTCAGGTCCTGGCGTCAGGTGCCTACGCAGCAGTTGATCAAATGCATCGTCAGCGCCGTCTCGCTGCCCAACCGCTCCCCCCACAACCCCTGCAGCCTGCTCCGCGGAGCGGGCCTGGCGCCCCTGCGCGGCGGCGTCTTCGAACTGCGTCCGCGCGAGGACGGCCGCGCCGTCACCGAAACCATGCGCCGTCGCCGCGGGGAGCTCATCGAGCGCTTCGTCGACCGCCTCCCCGTGCGCCGTCGTCAGCGCCGCCGCCCCGTACCGGTCCCGCCGGGGCCGCCCCCGTCGCCGCCGCCTCCCCTGGAAGAAGCGCTCGAGCCGGAGGAAGAGGAGCCGGAAGAAGCCGCCCCCGAGGCCTTCGAGCGCGAGGTCCGGGACACGGTGGCCGACGTCATCCGACTGCTGGAGGAGGAGCTCACGGTGTCGGCGCGCAACTCGCAGTTTTTTAACTTTGCGGTAGACTTTTACGAGGCCATGGAACGCCTGGAAGCGCTGGGCGACGTCAACGAGCTCACGCTCCGCCGCTGGATCATGTACTTTTTCGTCTCCGAGCACGTGGCCACCACCCTCAACTACCTCTTCCAGCGCCTGCGCAACTACGCCGTCTTCGCGCGGCACGTCGAGCTCAACCTGGCGCAGGTCGTCATGCGCGCGCGCGACGCCGAGGGCGACGTGGTCTACAGCCGCGTCTGGAACGAGACCGGGCTGAACGCCTTCTCTCAGCTCATGAACCGCATCTCCAACGACCTGGCCGCCACCGTCGAGCGCGCCGGCCGCGGCGAACTCCAGGAAGAGGAGGTCGAGCAGTTCATGGCCGAGATCGCCTACCAGGACAACTCGGGCGACGTCCAGGAGATCCTGCGGCAGGCCGCCATGAACGACGCCGAGGTTGACTCTGTCGAACTCTCTTTCAGGTTCAAGCTCACGGGACCCGTGGTCTTGACGCAGAGGAGGCAGATCCAGGACCTCAACCGCCGCGTGGTCGCCTTCGCCAGCGAGCTCCGCGCGCGTCATCAGCTGCTGCCCGAGCTCCACGAAGACGTGCCGCTCCCCGATCTCCCCCCCGGGCCCGAACCCCCTCTCCCCCCGGGAGCCCGGCCGCGCCGGCGCTTCTAGACCCGCCGCTTCCCCCGCCCCCGCGTCGGCGGCGCTACCGGGGCACCCTTGTTGCCCCCCTCGCCCACGGCCTCTGCCACGCCGTCGACGCTGACACGGGGCAACCCGTCACCATCAAGTATCACCTGCGCCTCGCCGACGCGCTTACCCGCCTGCTGGAGGTCAACCGCAAGCCCGCACCGGCGGGACTGCCGCTCCCGGCCGAGCTCGACCGTCTCACGCCGGCGCAGCTGGGGCCGCTCCTCCGCCGCCTGCGACCCGCCTCCGCCGAGGTCTGGACCTGCGGCAGCCGCGGCCTCGTCTCCTGCCAACGGGTCTGGCCCGACCCCCGAGCCGCGTCGGCGCACGTCCCAGAGGAGCCCCAGGCCCAGGAGAGCCACGACGGCCGCGGGCCACAGCCGGAGCTGGGGCTGCCCCTCTGCTTCTTGGTGCGCGACGGCCGCGCGCATCTCGTGCAGGAAGTGGAGCGCGTGCAGCGCTGCGAGTACTGCGCCCGCTTTTACAAATACCAGCACGAGTGCTCGGCGCGGCGGCGCGACTTTTACTTTCACCACGTCCACGCCCAGTCCTCGGGCTGGTGGCAGGAGATCTCCTTCTTCCCCATCGGCTCCCATCCGCGCACCGAGCGGCTCTTTGTCACCTACGACGTGGAGACCTACACTTGGATGGGCGCCTTTGGCAAGCAACTCGTCCCCTTCATGCTGGTTATGCACCTCCACGGCGACGAGCGCCTGGTGCGCGAGGCCTGCGACCTGGCCCGCCAGCTCCGCTGGGACGTCTGGGAGGCCCAGCCCGCCACCTACTACTGCCTCACCCCCGAGCGCCTGGCTGTGGGGCGCCGCTTTCGCCAGTTCCGCGACCGCTTGCAGCTCCTCCTCGCCCGCGACCTCTGGGACTCCTTCCTGCTGGCCAACCCGCACCTGGCCGAGTGGGCGCGTCAGGAGCTGGGCCTGGCCCGCCCCGAGGACCTCACCTACGACGAGCTCAAGAAGGCGCCCAAGCTGCACGGGCCGCCGCGCTTCCTCGAACTCTACATCGTCGGCCACAACATCAACGGCTTCGACGAGATCGTGCTGGCCGCGCAGGTTATCGACCACCGCTCCGAGGTGCCGGGCCCCTTCCGCGTCACGCGCAACTTTATGCCGCGCGCCGGCAAGATCCTCTTCAACGACATCACCTTCGCCCTGCCCAACCCGCGCTCGCAGAAGCGCCTCGACTTTACGCTCTGGGAGCAGGGCGCCTGCGATGACGCCGACTTCCGCCACCAGTTTCTCAAGGTCATGGTGCGCGACACCTTCGCCCTCACGCACACCTCCCTGCGCAAGGCCGCGCAGGCCTACGCGCTCCCCGTGGAGAAGGGCTGCTGCCCCTACCGGGCCGTCAACGAGTTTTACATGCTGGGCGCTTACCGGGCCGACGCGCAGGGGTTTCCGCTTCCCGAGTATTGGCAGGACCGCCAAGAGTACCTCTTGAATCGCGAGCTCTGGGAGAAAAAGCAAGAAGCTTCTTACGACCTCATCCGCGAGACCCTCGACTACTGCGCCCTCGACGTGCTCGTCACCGCCGAGCTCGTCAAGAAGCTGCAAGAGTCCTACGCCGCCTTCGTCAGCGACGCCGTGGGCCTGCCGCGCGCCGCCTTCAACGTCTTCCAGCGCCCCACCATCTCCTCCAACTCCCACGCCATCTTTCGCCAGATCCTCTACCGCGCCGAGCGCCCCGCCCGCACCCACCTGGGGCCCGACCTGCTGGCCCCCTCGCACGAGATGTACGACTACGTGCGCGCCAGCATCCGCGGCGGCCGCTGCTACCCCACCTACATCGGCGTCCTCGAGGAGCCCCTCTACGTCTACGACATCTGCGGCATGTACGCCTCGGCCCTCACCCACCCCATGCCCTGGGGGCCGCCGCTCAACCCCTACGAGCGGGCGCTGGCCGCCCGGAACTGGCAGCGCGCCCTGGACGACTCACAAACGCCCATTGACTACTTTAACCCCCGCCTGCCGCCCGGCATCTTCACCGTGGACGCCGACCCGCCGCCCGAGGACCAGCTCGACGTGCTGCCCCCCTTCTGCTCGCGCAAGGGCGGGCGCCTCTGCTGGACCAACGAGCGCCTGCGCGGCGAGGTCGCCACCAGCGTCGACCTGGTCACCCTGCACAACCGCGGCTGGCGCGTGCGCCTCCTGCCCGACGAGCGCACCACCGTCTTTCCTCGATGGCGCTGCCTGGCGCGCGAGTACGTGCAGCTCAACATCGCCGCCAAGGAGCGCGCCGACCGCGACAAGAACCAGACCCTGCGCTCCATCGCCAAGCTGCTCTCCAACGCCCTCTACGGGTCCTTCGCCACCAAGCTCGACAACAAAAAGATTGTCTTTGCCGACCAGATGGACCCCGCCCTCCTCAAAGGCATCGCCGCCGGGCAGGTCAACATCAAATCCTCCTCGTTCGTGGAAACTGACACCCTGAGCGCCGACGTCATGCCCGCCTTCGAGCGCCTCTACTCACCGGAGCAGCTGGCGATCGTCCACAGCGACGCGGAGGACAGTGACGACGACGCCGGCGCCGCCCCCTTTTATCGCCCCCCGCCCACCGCCGAGGGTCACGTGGCCTACACCTACAAGCCAATCACCTTCCTGGACGCGGAGGAGGGGGACCTTTGCCTGCACACCGTCGAAAAAACGGACCCGCTGGTGGACAACGACCGCTACCCCTCCCACGTGGCCTCCTTCGTCCTCGCCTGGACGCGGGCCTTCGTCTCAGAGTGGTCCGAGTTTCTCTACGCGGAGGACCGCGGCACGCCGCTCGAGCGACGCCCCCTCAAGTCCGTCTACGGCGACACCGACAGCCTCTTCGTCACCGAAGCCGGACACCGCCTCATGGAGACCCGAGGTAAGAAACGCATCAAAAAACACGGCGGCCGCCTCGTTTTTGACCCCCAGCAGCCCGAGCTCACCTGGCTCGTCGAGTGCGAGACCGTCTGCGCGGCCTGCGGCGCCGACGCCTACTCCCCCGAGTCCGTCTTCCTCGCCCCCAAGCTCTACGCCCTCAAGTGCCTCGTCTGCCCCGCCTGCGGACACGTCTCCAAAGGCAAGCTGCGCGCCAAGGGCCACGCGGCCGAGTCGCTCAGCTACGACCTCATGCTGCGTTGCTACCTGGCCGACTTGCAGGGGGAAGAAAACGCCCGCTTCAGCACCAGTCGCCTCAGCCTCAAGCGCACGCTGGCCAGCGCCCAACCCGGGGCCCATCCCTTCACCGTCACCGAGACCACCCTCACGCGGACCCTCAGACCCTGGCGGGACCGGACCCTGGCCCCCCTCGACGCCCACCGCCTGGTGCCCTACAGCGAAAGCCGCCCCAACCCCCGCAACCAGGAGATCTGCTGGATCGAGATGCCCTAGTCGAAGACGTCAGCGAGCTCTGGGAGCGCCTGCAGCTGCTCCGCCAGTCCCTGCAAAACATGCCCATGGCCGACGGCCTCAAGCCGCTCAAGGGCTTCGACACCCTCTCCGAGCTCCTCTCCCTGGGCGGCCAGCGCCTGCTGACGCACTTGGCGCGCGAAAACCGCCAGGTCCGCCGCATGATGGATGAGGTCGCCCCCCTCCTCCGCCCGGACGGCAGCTGCTCCTCGCTCAACTACCAGCTGCAGCCCGTCATCGGGGTCATCTACGGTCCCACCGGCTGCGGCAAGTCTCAGCTCTTGCGCAACTTGCTTTCCGCGCAGCTGGTCTCGCCGGCCCCGGAGACCGTTTTTTTCATCGCGCCCCAGGTGGACATGATTCCCCCCTCCGAGATCAAAGCCTGGGAGATGCAAATCTGCGAAGGCAATTACGCCCCGGGCCCCGAGGGGACCATTGTGCCCCAGTCCGGGACCCTGCGCCCCCGCTTCGTCAAGCTCTCCTACGACGACCTCACCCTGGAGCACAACTATGACGTCTCCGACCCCCGCAACATTTTTGCCCAAGCCGCCGCCCGGGGGCCCATCGCCATCATTATGGACGAGTGCATGGAAAACCTGGGCGGCCACAAGGGCGTCTCCAAGTTCTTTCACGCTTTTCCCTCCAAGCTGCACGACAAGTTCCCCCGCTGCACCGGCTACACCGTGCTGGTGGTCCTGCACAACATGAACCCCCGCCGCGACCTGGGCGGCAACATCGCCAACCTCAAGATCCAGGCCAAGATGCACATCATCTCCCCCCGCATGCATCCCTCCCAGCTCAACCGCTTTGTCAACACCTACACCAAAGGGCTCCCCCTGGCCATCAGTCTCCTGCTCAAAGACATCTTCCACCACCACGCCCAGAAGCCCGCCTACGACTGGATCATTTACAACACCACCCCCGAGCACGAGGCCATGCAGTGGTGCTACCTGCACCCGCGAGAGGGCCTCATGCCCATGTACTTGCACATCCAGGCGCGCCTCTATCGCGTCCTGGAAAACATCCACCGTGTCCTCAACGACCGCGACAGATGGTCCCGAGCCTACCACGCCCGCAAAAACAAGCAATAAACACAGCTTCGCTTTCACTCGAGTGTTGTTTATTTTTTAAATCACGGGAGGGGAGGTGGGAAGGGGGGCGGCCGCGACCAGGGCGGCTGAGGACAAGTCGGCCACTTTCGCTGACAGGTCGTCCAGCTGCTGCGCCAGCGTCTCCAGGCGCGCCAACACCAGCTGCATCGCGTCTTCTCTCACCAGGGACCGGGAAACGGCCGCTGTGGTCGCCAGATGGTTGTAAAGGCCCAGATCAGCCGCCAGAACGCGAGCCGTAGAAGCGGCGGCGGAAGCGGCGGCGGCGGCGGCGGTGTCCAACGGAGAGGCGCCCACGGTCGCGTAGGTGAGGGTCGTCGAATTAGCCGGAGCCACGGGACGGCCGTCCAGGTTAGAGCCCACCACATTCTGACGCACTCCTGCCCAGGGAGGAAGGCGAGATGTCAGATAGGGGCTGAACACCCCGCCCTGAAAGTTCACGCTCGCGTCGCCCGCGATCCCGCTCATCTCGGCGGTAACTGAGGGAAAAACACCCAGCCGCCCCCTTTTATACCCACCGGCGGTGTCGCTCCTCACCTCAGCCGCTCTCCTCGTCGCTGGTCGCGTAGTCCGTGCGGTTGCAAGGTAGCATCACGTGGTCCGCCCGCAGCTCCTCCGTCACGTTCACCGTCAGGGGCACGCTGCGCAGGTGGTTGGCACCGCACTCGCACAGGCGGCTGCGGGCCCGGCTCTCGTCGTACCTAACAATCTTAAACACCTCCAGGGACATGTCAAACACCGCGTTAAAGCACACCCGGGTGAAGGCCTCGGGCTCCAGCAACACGCTCGTGTGGCTAAAGTTACACTGGTGAGGCAGGAACATGCCGCGGCGCGCGCCCAGGTGCACCGTGCAGCGCATCAACATGTTGCTCTCAAACAGCGGCCAGGAGCGGCGCGGGTGGCTCACCACGTGCACGCTCCGCAGGCAGTGGCACCAGCCGTTCGCGCAGGTGATCAGATGCTTGCCTCCGCGGTCGTCCCCCGTGCCGCAGATCATGTTGCTCTTTAACACGGCCGTGCCTTTGATGAGCGCAAAGCAGATGTTTTCCGAGGCCGCATTGTGGCGCAGACGACCGTGGCCCTCCACGCACACGCCCAGCAGGCAACGCTCAAACACACACTTTTTAATGGACACGCGACTCTTGGGACGACCCACCACCCCCTTGAAACACTGATGAAAGGTGCACCCGCGGGCGCGCAGCTGACCCCAGCACTCCACGCAAGCGTGATTCACGTTAAAAAAATACACCCCGTGCAGGTTCAGCTCGGTAGTGCAGGAGAACATCACCCCGTGAAAGTCCCGACACACCAGCCGCACGTTTTCAAACGTCACCCCGCTCAGTCCCATCACCCCGGGTCCCATTCGCTGCATCAGGCAATTAAACGCCACCCGGTCGCTCCCCTCCACCTCCACCGTGGCCCCATTCCCGATCACGTAAACGCATTTGCGCAGGTGCACGGTGCTCGACACCTTATACACCCGGTCGGGCCGCAGAGCCACTTTTACAAACTGATTCAGCACCGTGGCCATGTCCTCCCACGGCTCTAGCCAGTGGGTTTTAATCTGTTCAAATCCAAACTTGCACTGCAAGTGCATATCCCCGTGCTGGAATTCATGCTCCAGCTCATAGTAAAACACCGTCTCTGGCCGCTGGCGGTTAATCAAACTTAGGGTCAAGCGAGTTAAAGCCTCCTCCGACTGCTCCTCTTCCTTCTTGGCGCGCTTGGGCGAGCGCTTTGGCCCCACTTGACCCTCGGCCACCTGTGGCTCAGCACTTAATCCTCCTTCTCCTCCGGAGGGTCCAGGCCGGACCGCAGCGCTGGCTCCTGCTCCTGCTCCTCCCCCTGCCCCGCCACCTTCGGCTTCACCTCCGGCGACTGCTCCTCCGGCAACGATGCCCGCCCGAGCGGAGGCAGCCCCCGCGAGTAGTTGTAAACCCGCCGGCGCAGCCAGAACCTCCACAGCTGCAGGCTGATGTAATCCAGGGTGTACCCCGGGGACAGCTGGGTCTGGCTGTTCCATCTATCCAAAATAAAGGCGGCAAAAGCAATGGCCGCAACTGCCCTGCCCGGAGAGGAAAAATCCAAAGCCTTCACAATCTTCTCCTGAAACACCGTGTGGTGTCCCAACTCCAGAGACTCGAAAAGCCCCTGGCAGGTCGAGAGAATATGCTCAAACTCGCTCTCGTACTCTTCCTTCACCTGCCTCACTAACCGGCACAGAGAAGTACCAAACAAAAGCCTCTTCCACCAAGAGGCTCTGTTGGAGCACAGCTCCAGCAGGCACCGGGTACTCTCAAAAGTCTGCAGCTCCACTCGCAGATCCATGGTGAAATGCCCCAACCCCACGGCCGCTCCCTTTATACCTCCCAGGTAATCCCCTTTGAATAAACAGACAAAGTTCACATCGTTAATCATTAACTTTATTGGCACATAACTTAAGGGCGGAGGGCTCGTTAAACTTTAATGACGGGGGCGTTTCGCAGACAAGTCCAAAGGTACCACCTGTTCCTCCTCCCCCCCGATGAGATCATGGAGACTTTCCACTGCTGCCCGTCTCACCCCGGAAACTCTCAGGGGAACGGGGCGGGGGACATTTCTGGGCGGAGTATTGTGAAGCTTGGGCGGGCTGCCAGGACCACCCGAGTGGCCGGTAGTGCTGTCAGGTTCGCCCTCGGCATCAGAGACCGGACCTGCAAACATAAAAAGCCACGTCAGTCTCAGTAAAAGCACACCTGTCCCGCGAGTGAGCGAGCGCGCAGCCAAGCCAGCCGTGTTAAAACCCCACACAAAAAAACACACTTACTGTACACAAACATGCCGTGAGCTCGCAAATAGCACAGCGAACACATAATTTCTGGAAAGCCGCTAGTTTTGCGGTGATAGTCGCAGGAAGCACAGCCGTGGCCAGGTAACACAGGGCAGTCTAAGCGAAACTCCTCCTCCTCCCAGGCCCTGCGCGCAGCCGCAGCCGCACCTGTCGCCGCCGCCTCTGCCATCAGCCGTTCCTCTCTCGCTTCACTCTGCTCACCTTCGGAGTCGCTCGGCGGAAAGCCGTCTTCGTGGCAGTACAAATCAACCTCCTCCGCAGACAGGTCCGGCATAAAGTGACTCCCAGACGGCTCACCGGGAGTGTCGAGCGGCGGCGGGTAGTCCACCTCAATTCCCTCATCCACCGCCAACAGCAGCGAATCGGGGAAAAAGTCATTTACCGGAACCTCATTCTCGTCCCCGTCCGCGGGCGCGTCCACGTCTATATCGTACAGATCGTGCAGCGACAGGTTCTCACCGTAATACCCAGGAGTAGGACAGTACTCGGTACGCAGCCATTCGTCCACCTCCTGCGGGTACAGACCGCAATCCAATCCCCACGTCTTCATGGCGGCAGCGCGACAGGAGAAAACTCTACTCGCCAGCACTCAAGAGTGGCCTCTTGACGTGCCCGGCCGGTTTAAATACCCAGTAGAACAATAAAAAGGACTTTGAGCTCTTTCGCGTAATAGCGCCACGTAGCGAAACCACCGCGTCAGCGCCCAAAGTCCACCGGCCCTCGGCAAATATTCCACCCTACCGTAAAAATTAACGATTAACCCGACTTCCGCATTATTCAGTTTTTCGCGCCAAACATGCAAATTAACGCCGCCCAAACATTCAAAAATCCCAATTTCCGGTTAAAAATCCCGCCTAAAACGTCACTTCCTGCGCGCCGGCGGCCAGAGCCACACCCCGCGGCACGCCCACCCACGTCACTTCCCTTCCCATGCCGGCTCCGCCCACCGCGCTGACGTCAGAACTCCACCCCCGACTCCGCCCACCGCGTCACTTCCTTTTCCGCTAACGTCACTAGCTCCGCCCACCTCATTATCATATTGGCGTGCAGCCAAAATAAGGTATATTATTGATGATG